CACCTCCGAAATAGGCTGAGAAAGCGCTCCAGCAGCGTCATGGGTTCCAGATCGGCGTTCACGTCGAACAACTGCTCCGCCGGGTGATCCATCATCAGGGCCTCCAGTTCCGCCGGGGGCATGATGCGCAGCGCTTGGCTGTACTTGTTATTGGCGTTGACCTTCCAGACGGTGATGCCATCGCGCGGGTACTCGCCGAACAGGAACATCCGGCGCTCTTCCTCGCGGCGCTTCACCAGCCCCTCCAGCACGACAAGCTGGCCGTTGACGCGGCCCTTGTTGTAGAGCGTCAGGCGGCGCGCGGCATCTTCCCGGTCGCCTCGGTTCAGCGCCTCGGTGGCGGAGGCGCGAGAGATCGCGCCCGTGTTGAAGTGGAAGCTGACCAGCGCGTCGAACTCGTTCTGCGCCAGCGGCACCTTGACCGCGCGGTTCACGCCGTCCTCGTATTTCTTGATGTGCTTCTGGAACAGGGCGACCGCCTGCTTGATGGCGGCATCCACATCCTCGGGCATTCCGCGCGGCATCTTCTCCGGGTCAGGCGCGCCGCTCATTTTGGTATGACCAATGCCGAAGGTCCACACGCCCACCGGGTCGATGTAGGGGGCTGGGACGATGCCCTCAGACTTGGCGATGGCGATCAGGCCGCGCATGCTGGTCTTCATTGTCCGTTCCCCACTTTCATAAGCAAAGATTTGATGTCGTCTCGCATTTCGGCCAGCATTTTGTTGGTGTCGTCTCGCGCCTCTTTGGACATCTCTAAGTCCTCCTTGCGCTGCGCCCAGAGCCGTTTAATTTCTTTGGTGTTGTCCATCGCACGCGCCTCCAGACGGACCAACCAGACAATCAGGGCGACGAAGCCCAGCACGATTGGCCAGAATTGAATTAGCAGGTCCATCATCACCTCCATATCCTCTAATTAAAGCACCACTCGCGCCTTGCTGCTGATGGTGTCGGGGTCGATCAAGGACACACCCATCAGAACCTTGCCTTCTTCGAGGTGGTTCCGCTGCGTGTCGTCTGCCCCGGCTGCGGTCCACTGTGCGGCCCATTTCTGCCAGAGCAAGGTGCCATCTTCGTCCCGGCGGCTGACAGCAGGCTCACCCATGCGGAAGTTGACATGGTGCCGGGTGTCCATGACTGCCTCGGTTACCACATTGCCCTCTTCGTCCAGAGCCGCCGGGGTGATGACCACAGGGCCGATGTGGTGGATCTCCACGCCACGGGCTGTCCTGATTTCCCCGGTGGGCTGTTGGGTTTCCTCGCCTGTCTCCTCGTCCACCACCGTCAGCATGACCTCGTAGGTGAGGCCCGCCACAAGGGCGGCAGCCTCGAAGGTCGCAAGGTCAGTGGCCCGCACGTAGGCGTCCACCATGCCACCGGACAGGGCGACATTGACAAGGACAGGGGCTTCTTCTGTGCCGATGTTGATACTCACGATGAAGCCTCCGAGATCAGAAGGTTGCCAGAAGTCACGTCCGTAATGCCGCCCACCCAGATGCTGACCTGCTCGATGTTGCCCATGAAGTCATAGCCGACGCTAAGGTCTGTGCTGGACAGGTCAGGCAGGGCCGTGGGGTTGGTGTTTGCCGTGAGGGCGGTCCCCCCTACTGCGCCGTTGATGAATGTGCTGCCGTGATAGCTGGCGATGTTGAACGGGACGTTGACGCCGGGGGAATATTGACCACCAATTTGTGCCACAAGGTTAAGAGTTCCCGCACTATTTTGCAGAGTGAAAAATGCCCCCGTGTTCGTGGAGTTTGTGTCAATCCTCTGACGGATGTAGTTTGATACGTCAGCTTGCCACGTCAAGAACCTAACGGTATCTTGCGCCCCCTCATCCGCATACGTCATCCTCCCGGATACTTGGATCGCCACGACGAGGGGGTCGATTTCCTTGACGGAGATGTTGTCGATGGAGAATGTCTCGCCCGCTAGGCCACCAACAATGCCAATGCCAAGCTGCTCTGTGCTTGAGGAAGCCACATAGATCGCAGAGTAGGAACCCACAGTCGATGCCCCCGTGATGACGTTTGCGCCATCCATCTGCAACCGCACTTCGTTGGCAGGTGTAAGGTCTGTGATATCGAAGCTGATCTGGTAGACAGAACCTGCGGAGACTGCGACATCCTGATAGAAGGACATGAATGTCGGACCTACCGCAACACCAGTATAAGTGATAGCCCCCGCGTCCCAAGCAATCGTGCCGTCCGCGTCAGCAGTCCACCCACTGGCATCACTATCAAACCCGCCATTAACCACCAGCTCCTCCCCAATCACGCGGGGGGTGGGCCACGGGGCGATGCGCGCGGCTTCCTTGACGCTGATGTTGTCGATGGTGACATCTAGAGAGGGGCTAACGGCACGAATTCGCAGGTCATTCCCTGCGGCTGTGAATGTCCCTGTATATGTGCCGGGTCCACCCGAAAAACTCGCCACTAACCCTGCCTCTGTGTAGAGTTGTGGAAAGTTTGAAGCATTTCCACTGACGACCTCCACAGAGTATTGGTAGACCTTACCAACCGTCAACATGTCGGCCTGTGTGATGTAGTTAGCGGAGGCTCCAGAAGGTTGTGTTGCTTGGCCGCCAGAGATCAACCAGCTTCCACCCTTCGTCCAATCGCTATCCGTATCAAACGTCCCATTCGTCACAAGCTCGCTGCCCGTGGTGCGGGTGGTGCTATACGCCGGGATCGTCAGGCCGCTGGTGTCTGCCGCGCGGGTGACGGTGCTGCCACTGGTCTGGATGTAGCTGGAGGGCGTGCTGGCGGCCTCTAGCTGTGCGCCATAGATGTAGATGCCGGAAGTTCCATCGCCTGTGTAAGAAGGCCCACGGGCCGCCGTTGCGTTGCCTTCCGTCAAAAAGATCATCCATGACCCATTGGCTGTGGTAAGCCCAGTCAAAGAGCATCGGAACCACCCAGCACCAACATTTTCAATTAGACCAGTCCCACCATTTCCAGAAGCAGTCACGGACTGAGATGCAAGGTCAAAGTTGGCATAGGGCTGGTTAGTCGCCGCCCCTACGGTAAGTTGGAATACGGAATATTCAGCAGCCTTAAAGTAACCACTGACAGTTACGGTTTGGACCCCTGATACATTTTGACCATAAATCTGATGGACGCCAAGTGTGCCGTCCTCTGTAATCTTGAAGACGCTCCCAGAACCAATAGGCAAAGTCCCAGCAGAACTTGAAACAGTAGTGCTGTTGGTTATCCAACTCGCATCCGTGAAGTCTTGCGAATACGTGATCAGATTCGTCCGCGCCTCGGTCTCGATCAGGGTGCCCGCGTCAACCCAAGCGGTGCCGTTGTAGACGTGGTTATGCCGCCGAGGCAGATACTTCGCGGTCGAGGTCGTGGGCACATAGGTGGTGCTGCCTGCAACACGCGCGTCAACAGGCACAGGGGCCATGCCGCCAAGGTCAGAGCGGTAGAGGTGTGCGCCGTAGACGAGGATGGAGGATGTGCCGTCGAGGTCGACAGAATAGTCACCATCAGCTTCTGCCGCCCAAATATCAACACGACCAGACGTGTCGGTGGCATCAGTGGTAAACGAAACAGAACAGCAATACCATCCGTCACCAAAATCTTGGACACTCGCAGTAAACCCTGCGTCCACAGTCCCTATCTCACCTGTCGAAAGGTTAAAAAACGCCCCCCCGCTGGCGGGTGTGGTGAACAGTGGGCAGAAAAGATAGGCCCAACTCAGACCATCAGCCTTCAAGAATGCGGAAAACGTATAATTGGTCGCGGCGCTGACGTTGACCGACCTTTGCACCGCCACAAACCCTGCGCCACCAGCTTCATTGTCCACCAACGTAACAGCAGATGTTTGACCATCAGGGCCAATCGCGTCTATAGCAAGTGTCCCGGTTCCACTTACCTTCGTCCAAGCCGCATTCGAGAAGTCCTCAGAATACGTCAGCAGGTTATGCGGCCCCCACTTGAGCAGCCCGTCGCTGTCCACCATGGTCGCATTGCCAAGGCGGGAGTGGGTGAAGAGGTCGTCGAAGGTCTGGCGCGACGTGCTGCGGTAATAGTCCTTGGACATATCCGCAACAAGCGTGGGCCGGAAGCCCGCCGCCTTGTATTGGTCAACACGCTGGCCGAAGGGCGAGCGCAGCCCCATCAGGGGGGAAACAATATCACGCATAGCGCCACCTCAACCGTGGGAGACCATCATCTCCCCACCAGTCGGGGCGTACACATAAACCCGAGTGGCCGAGATGCCGGGAAACAGGTCCGCAAGCGCGGTGTTCAGTTCGCCTTGGCCCGGGTTATAGCGGATCGCGCCCTCGTCGTCGGTCGGTGCGGTCGCGCCCGCAGTGCCCTTGACCAGCATGTAATAGCCAGCCGTATTCTGAAACGTAATCGAAGTTACGTCAGCATTGGTAAGCTGCGTCCATGTCTGGGCGGGGATGATCAGTGTGGTGTTGCGCGCCATTGTGGCCTCCGTTCATTTCGAGTTGCGCAATTATGCCAAAACATCAGGCGTTACGCCATAGCCTTGGCTCTCATACGTATTGAGGACGATCCGATGCGGGCGCGGTCGCTTTCAATTTCCAGTGCGCCCATCGCCTGCTCTAGCAGCCCGCCCCAGACCTGAATGCGCTGGTCGTCATCCAGATACGGCGCGGCCTCCAGCAGCGCGCCGTACAGGTACACGTCCGGCGCGGCGGTCAGCAGCCAGTTGCTGGTCGCCACGTCCGTCAGAGTGGGTATCTTGGCGTAATATGTCAGCTCCCCAGTATACGACCCATCAGGCGTCGGGACGTGCTGCAATGTGGACCCGACAACCGTAAAGAATTTGGGCCTAGCAGATGCGGAGAATACTGCGCGTTCCTCCGCAGCCTGATCCGGCGTCACATATTCCAGCGTGGTGATGGGCGAGGTGTTTAGCTGGTAGCGGATCGTTTGCAGCCAATCAGCAGGCACATCCTCATATTCCCCATCCACCGTAAAGGTCGTCCGCGACACCATGCGGTAGTCGCGGATGCGGCGGTTGAACTTGGCCTCGGCCAGCGAAATGAATGACGGTATGACGCTGGTCAGGTCATCCCGCAGAAGCCAGTCGGCGACAGCGCTCTTCAACTCGCTGTAGGTTGTGATCGCCATCACAGCGTCCCTTCTCTGGTGCGGAAGACCCGGTTGTCGGGATCGTTCAGCCACTTCTTCAGCGCAGCGGGATCGTCTGCAATGCCCTGCCGCTTCAGTTCATAATACACGGAAAGCGGTATGGAAGCCACGCGGTTGATGTCGCCCCACTTCGTGCGCTTGTCGGTCTCGTTCCGCGCTCGCGTGTTGCTGTCGTCAACGTCGAGCCGCTGCTCGGTTTCGATGACGTACTCGCCGTTGTCCTTGACGTGCCAGTAGCGGCGGATGCCTGTGGTGGGGTCTTCGTCAAACAGTCTTTTCATGATTGCCTCCTCAAAGTTGACGGGGCGAGTGTATCGCCCGCCCCGTCACTTGTCATTAGGAGGTGGTCAGGTCGGCCACGATGCCGTGAGCGGCTTCGTTCATGACCTTCAGGCCGAACTCGCCGATCAGCATGCCCTTCTCAGCGTCGCCAGTCTTGGCCAGATCGACCTTCTGGATCGGACGCAGGTAGCAGACCGATGCGTACTCGGGGTCAAGAACCCAAGCATCGCGAGCGCGCTGGAAGCGGTTGGGCACGACAGTCAGGGTGCCGAAGTCGGACATGTACACGTCCGCAGCGCCAACGATGGTGGTCGGGCTGTCCGACGGTGCCATGTAGCGCTGTGCCGCGATGCCAGCGAAGGCCGACACGGCCTGCTTGTTGAACGCGCCGACCATCAGGATCGACGGGTTGCCGCCGGAGGTCCACGTCTGCTGCATGACATCCTTCAGCATCGCCTCGGTGAAGGCACGCTGGGTGCCGTCGGTGCGAGCGTCGGTGCCGTCACCAGTCGGAGCCGCACCGCCAGTGCCAACGCTGTCGTTGGTGGCGATCCATGCGCCCAGACCTGCGGTCTCGGGAGCGGTGGACGAGTTGCCAGCCACGCGGGCGTTGTTGTCCAGCAGGGTCGCTTCGATGTCGCGCTTGATTTCCTTGCCGCGCTTGGCGACTTGGTATGCGACTTCGTCTGCACGGCCAGCCTCGTCCACAGCGGCGAGGTTGTCCGCGATCACGTAGGTGCGACGACGGATGTGGGTGTAGTTGCCCAGACGGGTGGTTGCCGAGGTGGCGTCGAACGAGGACACGTCATCGCCGTTGATGACGGGCGTGGTCGAGGTGGAGGCGAGCGAGTCGGTCTGCCACTCGAAGAAGGTGTTCGACACGTTTTCGGAGCCGACGTTCGACATGAACGGCGTCTCTTCCGGCGAGATGTT